TTAAAGCTTTTGAAAAAGCTATTGGAGAAAGAGCTCAAGAATTTAAATATTCTCCAAAAGAATTATTAGATGCTTTTCAAAGATTACAGGCTCACTTGGATAATGATGTACTTTATATGAGAGATTCGGCTCATTCATCACAAGCACAAGCATCGAGAGCAATTATTAAGGGAGCAATTAATCAGCTTCCAACTTTAAATAATCTTTATAAAGAACCTATTGCAGGAATCGTATTCCCTGCTAAAACAGATTTACAAAACATGTCAGGAAGAGCTCAATTACCACCAAATGACGGAAGTGCCCGCTATTTAAAAGCGTTAGCAAAACATAAAAAGGCAGGGCTTACAAGTTATGAGGTTGCTCCAAATTTAGTTAAGAAACAATTTCAAGATGCTTTATTAGATGAAAAAGGTAATTCTAGAGTTAAGGTGGATGAAGGGGTAGAGTTTAATATGATTGGTAAATCGGGGGCAAAAGCTAAACTAAGAAACCCAGTTCAGTTTATATTAAACATAGAGCCCGGCACTGATGGAGAAAAATTAGCAAGAAGTAAATTTGTTTTTAAAGCAAAAGGTGGTACAGTGGATCTTAGAAAGGCAGTGTAATGGCAATAGAACCTAGACAAATAGCAGGAATGGTAGAGGGATCGATGGGAGCAGGGGGTCAAATGATGCCCGAAGAAGACAGTCTTCAAATTGAATTACCAGATAATGTGGAACAATTACCCGAGGGTATTGAACTAGCAGATGAAGAGGCAGTAGAAGTTGAAACCGAAGAATATAGACATGATGCCAATCTCGCAGAGGTTCTTGACGATGACATTCTTGGAGAACTATCATCTGATATACAAGCTAAAGTTCGTGAAGACTTAGAGTCTAGAGAAGATTGGGAAGAAACTATATCCAAAGGATTAGGACTTCTTGGTATAAATTATGAAGATAGAAGTGAGCCTTTCTTAGGATCAAGTGGTGTAACACATCCTCTACTGTCAGAAGCCGTAACACAGTTTCAAGCACAAAGCTATAAAGAGATGTTACCAAGTGGTGGACCTGTAAAAACTCAAGTTCTTGGCACACCAACACAAGAAACTGAAGCACAAGCACAGCGTGTAGAAGATTTCATGAATTATCAGATTACTGAAATCATGGAAGAGTACGACCCAGACACAGATCAAATGTTATTTTATTTGCCATTAACGGGTTCTACCTTTAAAAAGATTTATTTTGATGAGACTAAACAGAGAGCCGTTTCTAAGTTTGTTCCAGCAGAAGATATGATTGTTCCATATTCAGCTTCTGATTTAAGAACAGCAGAAAGGGTTACGCATGTAGTTAGAATGACGAATAATGATATTCGCAAACTACAAATAGCAGGAGTATACAGAGATGTTGAACTATCTGAAACAAATGATAGCGAAGACGAAGGAGCTATCCAAGAGCGTGCTGATGAGTTGTTGGGACTACGTCCAAACCATTCTGATGATACTTATACCTTGTTGGAATGCCACATGGACTTGGATCTTGAAGGTTTTGAAGACAAGGATATGGAGGGGAATTCTTCGGGCATTATGCTACCTTATATTGTTACCCTTGATCAAGGTTCTGGAGAAGTGCTTTCGATTTCTAGAAACTATAGAGAACAAGACCCATTAAAGAGAAAGAGACACTATTTTGCTCACTTCAAGTTTTTACCAGGATTTGGCTTCTATGGTCTTGGTTTATTACACACAATCGGGGGATTATCTCGTGCAGCAACATCTATATTAAGGCAGTTGATTGATGCGGGTACGCTTTCTAATCTTCCAGCAGGTTTTAAAGCGAGGGGTGTTCGTATTCGTAACGATGACGAGCCTCTTAATCCTGGTGAGTTCAGAGACATCGATGTCCCAGGCGGAGATCTTAAAAACTCTATTATACCCCTCCCATACAAAGAGCCATCTGCCACATTAGCACAGCTTTTGGGTGTAGTTGTTGACTCTGGTAGACGTTTTGCACAGGTTGCAGACGCAAAAACAGCTGATGTTAACTCAAATGCACCCGTTGGAACGACTGTTGCGTTGATAGAACAAGGTTCTAAGATCATTTCTGCTATACATAAGCGTTTACACTACGCTCAAAAGCAAGAATTTCGTATGTTAGCGGAGATTTTTAGTGACAATCCAGTACCATACCCTTATTTTGTTGGAAATGTGCCTCCAGAGACTATGCAAAAGGATTTTGATGGTCGTGTGGACATACTCCCAGTGTCAGATCCTAATATTTTCTCTATGGCACAACGATTGTCACTTGCACAGACGCAATTACAGCTTGCTCAAGCTGCACCAGACATTCATAACACACATGAAGCGTATAGAAGGATGTATGATGCGTTAGATATTAAAAATATTGAAGCTATTTTGCCTGCACCAAAGCAACCACAACCGATTGACCCAGCAACTGAGAACGGAAACGCTATGAAAGGTATGCCTTTACAATCCTTTCCACAACAAGATCATGAGGCACATGTTAGGGCACATATTTCGATGTTATCTAGTCAAACATCACAAGCAAACCCACAAGGATACATTATGTTACAAGCACATGTACAAGAACATGTGGGTATGATGGCTCGAGATCAAGTAACTACATTCTTCCAAAAAACAGCACAAGAAGCTCAGATGCGTGGCGAACAAGTTCCTCCATCTGATCCAGATGCAGTCGAAGCTGCAATCGCTCAACAAACTGGCGAGATATTAAAAGAGATAATGCCAGCTTTAGCTCCTCCAACACCAGAAGATCCTTTGGTTGAAATCAGAAATAAAGAGTTAGAGAATGATACTGCCGAGCTAGAACGAAAAACAATGAATGATCAAATGGATTTTGCAGTTGATCAAGCTAAATTACAACAAGCTTATCAGTTAGCTCAAGAAAGGCGAACCTTACAAGAGAATATTGCCGAAGACAGAAACGATGTTAACATTTATCGTATTAACACTGCGGCATCTTTGAAAGGTAAGTAACCTATGATATAATCTGGATATGGATCCAGTAACTATATCAATAGCCGTAGGCGTAGCATCAAAAGCTTTCTCTGCAATCAAGCAAGGATTTGCCGTAGGTCGTGATTTAGAACAAATGTCTGGTGACTTAACTAGGTGGATGGGAGCCTCATCAGATATAGATAATGCTGAAAAACAAGCCAAGAATCCTGGTGTATTTGGTAAAGTTTTTGGTGCAGGGAGTATCGAATCCACAGCACTACAGGCTTATTCGGCTAAAAAAAAATTAGAAGAACAACGCTATGAGTTAAAGATGTTTTTAAATTTAACTATAGGACCTAACGCTTATGATGAATTACTTCAGATGGAAGGAGAGATTAGAAAAGAGCGTCAAAGAACTATATATAAACAACAAAAGATAAGACAACAAATTGCAGAGGTTATAGGTTGGATTTTCTTGTTTATGGTTATAATAGGATTTTTTACCCTAATCGCTTCTATTTGGATTAAGAGAGCTGAAGCAAAAGATTACACAAGGCAACAAAAGATATGGCAAGGCAAAATAATTGAGCCCGTCTATACCACTTGCCGATTAAAGAAACGTAAAGTGTATAAAGATAAGTTAGCTTGTATCTATCAAGGAGCTCAAAAGACGTTTACATTAGATTTCACAGACTTGTCAAATGGGTGCCCACGCAAATACAAATGTGTTCTTGATCCCAATAGTACCGAGCCTTCAATTGATTCTGTGATGGAAAGTTTGCGAAGTATTGCTAAATAGGAGATTTAAATGGAAAATACAATATTAGGTGCGTGGAATAGTTTATCTTATATAGAAGGAGCACTTTTTACACTGTGGCTTTTTATTTTATACTATGGTAAGGTTTGGGTTGATAATAGATTTGTCAAAAAGGATTGCAAATGTTCGCAGCGATAATTGGACCTATTGCAAGTCTAGCGACTAGCTGGATGGACAACAAGGTCGAGAAGACAAAGGCAGAAGGAAAAGCTAAGATAGCGACAGTCATGGCTAAAGCCAAAGTTGCAGAACGAGTTGCAGCTGGTGAGGTCGAGTGGGAAAAATCTATGGCTGATAACACAGATTCAAGTTGGAAGGATGAATTTGCTTTAGTTGTCCTATTAGCTCCAGCAATTTTAGTCTTCATTCCGTCACTTACCGAACATGTACGAGCAGGATTTGAAGTGCTTAACACTTTACCAGATTGGTATCAGTATTTATTATTTATAGCTGTATCCAGTTCATTTGGTATCAAAGGTGCGGGTCAAGCCATGAAACTTATGGGTAAAAAATAATGTCACCAAAAATTAAAAAAATAGTTAAAGAATTAAAAGGTGCGTCTAAGATGCATTTAAAACAAGCTAAAACATTAAAGAAAATAATAAAGAAAAAAATAAAGAAGAAGGTGTAATGGCTGCTTTAACTAAGAAACAAACGGACAAATTAAAAGAGCATTCAAAGCATCACACTACTAAGCATATGGCTAGTATGAAAAAAGATATGAGAAAAGGTATGAGCTTTAGTAAATCACATATAAAAGCAAAAAAGATGGTGGGTGCATAATGAGTGGTGTTTTAGAAAAAGCGATAGAGTATTTACAATCCCAACAAAAATCTATGGAATCTTTGTTAGGAGGAGATGCTTCTGGAGGTATAGGCGATCTATTTGGAGGAGGTACTTCGACACCAACTTCACAACCATCAACAATGGAAGCACCAATACCTCCCGTTACAGCAGTACCTCCCGTTACAGCGACACAACCTCAAATGGCAACACCAGCACCCCC